AAGGAGCGTGACCACTGCTCTACGTGCTGCACAGGTCGCCGCTACTTCTGGTGCTGAAATCGCTGGACTCAACTACGCGGCCACGGGTGCACCTAAGGTGACGGATGCAGTTGGTGGTAACGGAATCGTTCCCAGTTCTGGTGTTCTAAACCTTGAGTGGTACAAAGAGTCTTTCGAGAGTGCCTCACTGAACTCCGGCGCGCCCCAATTTGCTACTGCTAGCTTGTCGGCGGCACCTCTTTCTGGTGCTATGGCCGGCGGCGCTTACGGCGGCGGCGTGCAGGTTTACCTCAATGGAGTACTGCAGAGGTCAGGATCTGGCGTCCCCGATAACGGCGATGGGTTGCCCGTGTACGACATTCACTTCCACTCCTCTGGCTCAGCGAATGCAAGGACGGTATGCTTCAACACTGCCATTGACGCAAATGACTACGTCGAGATTCTTTATCTCAAAGCCTAAGTTTTAAATCACTTTAAGACAAAAGTTTTCTAACTTTCACCCCTCCTCGGATCGAATTCGGGGAGGGGTTTTTTATAATAATACAATAATCTTCATTTTTAGGTCGTTGGACACGTAACTTACTATTTATTAAAGAAAAGAACCTATTCCGTTCACAAGGAGAAACAATACATGTCTGTTAAGAAATTCAAGTTCGTCTCACCCGGAATCTTCATCGATGAGATTGATAATTCACAGGTGCCAGCAGTTGCCGCTGCCATGGGACCCACCATCGTCGGGCGTTCTGAGCGTGGCCCTGCAATGAGACCAGTGAGGGTAGAATCGTTCTCAGAATTTGTTAATATCTTTGGTAACCCCATCTCTGGTAAAGGTTCTCTACGTGATGACACATGGAGAGATGGAAATTACTTAGCTCCGACATACGGTGTATATGCTGCGCAAGCATACCTTAAGAACAACGGACCAATCACCTTCGTAAGGCTTCTGGGGGATCAATCCCCAAACAAGAACGCCGGCGCAGGACAGAACCCCGCCCCAGCCGCAGGTTGGCAGGCAGGAGACGGTGGTGGACCAATTGGTGCTGCAGGCGGCGCCGCCGCCGGTTATGGTGGAGCAGCATTTGGGCTCTTCATCTTTGATAATCCCGCCGGCGCCGCCGCCGCTCCCACGGGCGGTGGCGTCCCCGATCACGGCATGGGCGCTTCCGGCACATTAGCCGCTACATGGTATTTAAATGACGGATGTATTCTCTTGACGGGAAGCGCCGCTGCCGGCGCTCGGACTTTGGTCGGTGTCAGCGGGACTTGTGGACTTATTAGAGCTTCCGGACCAAGCAAAGAGTTCGAGGCGCTTATCCAAGATACGAGTGGTAATGAAATACTGAGAACGACTTTTAACTTCAATGATTCATCTGCTAAGTATATTCGGAAAGCGTTTAACACCAACCCAACGCTCACAAATTCAGACCTAACCCCAAGTGATACGCTTGTTAACTACTGGCTAGGCGAGAGTTTTGATAGAAACGTTGCGGATCGTGTTACTGGCTCTTCCGCTGACAATGTGGTGGGCGCTATATTGCCTCTTTATGCTAGCGGCTCCTCTCTTGACGGAGGAGATTACCTCCAAACCTTCCAAGCAGCACAGTCTGGCTGGGTGTTTTCACAGGATACAAGCACCAGCGGCTCGGGTTATGCGCCAATGGATTCTTCACGCGTGAGCAACTTGTTCAAATTCCACAGTCTTGGAGTGGGTACCGGCGACTGGGATCAAAAGAACTTGAAGATCTCCATTCAAGACATCAAAGCACCAACTAACCTTGATAATCCTTATGGAACGTTCTCGGTTGTGGTTCGGAAGGCCCAGGATTCTGACAATGCTGTACAGATAGTTGAGCGTTTCTCAGACTGCAACTTGAATCCTAATTCGCTGAACTACGTAGGACGGAAGGTCGGTGATCGGTATGTCACATGGGTCGAGGCTGATAGAGCCTACCAAGAATACGGAACATACGACAACTTATCAAAGTTTGTGCGTCTTGAAATGCACACAGACGTTAACGCTGGTACTGCAGATTCTGCCCTAGTGCCATTCGGCTTCTTCGGACCGACTCAATATAGAGCAGTGACTCTTTACTCTGGATCGACACCACTGCTCGCGTCGGGCTCATGGCCAGGCACCGGGTTTATTCTTCCCGTAACAGGCGGCGCGCAGGTGGTCTCCTCAAGTGTTACTGTACACCCGGGGCCCTTCTCCCAGCAGTTCATCTCTGCATCGGTCTCCAGTTCGCTCACCCTTCAATTCCCAAGCATCACGATGCGGGCTTCTTCACTTAACGGCGGCTTGAGCAATCAGACAGATGCATACTTCGGGCTCACCACTGGATACAGTACCACATCCACTAGATTTGATTATAGCTATCAAGATGTTGTACGAACCAAACCGGTTGATGCCAATGGGCAAAACTTCGCCATCGGAGGCTCGACACGGAACGTTGCTTTCACGATGGACGATTTAGTCTACGATACAGGAACGGACGCAATGACTTACACTTCAGGCTCCAGGGCTGCGGAGACGTCATGTACACACCTCACAGGTGCATACACTGCTGTCCTTGACAGAGGTTATGATCGCTTTACGCTTCCTCTCTTTGGAGGATTCAACGGAGTGCGCATCGATGAAAAGGATCCCTTCCGCAATGAAGGATTCCCCGACAGCGCTAGCGACGTGAGCAGCTACATGTACTACTCAGTCAAGAAAGGTCTTGACACTGTTGCCGATCCTGAGGTGGTTGAGACTAACATGCTCTCAATGCCCGGTCTCACTTACGAGTCTCTAACTTCTCACGTACTCAACATATGCGAAGAACGTGCGGACGCTCTAGGTGTTATTGACTTGCTGGGCACATACGTACCATCAACTGAGAACACTAGTGACGAGGCCACGAGACTGGGGAATATCTCCACAACCATTAGCAACTTGAAGAGTCGCGGACTCAACACCAGCTACGGTTGTGCTTACTACCCATGGGTGCAGGTCAGAGACAACATCAACGGTGCTGTCTTATGGGTCCCACCCTCGGTGCCAGCAATTGGTACACTCGGCTCAAGCGCTGCCAACAGTGAGATTTGGTTCGCCCCCGCAGGGTTTAACAGAGGCGGACTCACAGAAGGTTCAGCGGGACTCCCCGTCTTGAACGTGAGACAGCGTCTAACTTCCAAGAACCGAGATGACTTGTATGAGGCAAACATCAATCCGATTGCTTCATTCCCATCAGAAGGTATTGTAATGTTCGGTCAGAAGACCTTACAGGTAACGCCTTCAGCATTGGATCGAATTAATGTGAGAAGGCTACTGATTTTCTTGAAAAAGGAAATCTCCAGGATCTCTTCCACTATGTTGTTTGATCAGAACGTGCAGTCGACCTGGGATAAATTCTTAGGTCAGGTGCTACCATTCTTGGGAAGCGTTAAGAATCGGCTTGGTCTTGCAGACTACAAGGTAATCCTTGATGAGAGCACGACAACTCCCGATCTTATCGACAGAAACATCATGTATGCTAAGATTTTCTTGAAGCCAGCCAAGGCTATTGAGTTCATCGCTCTAGACTTCGTGATCACTGATAGTGGAGCATCTTTTGAGGATTAGAACTAGTTAATAATAATTAAGGAGATTATAACAATATGGGAAAGGCAAATAATTTTTGGAGTAACCCGGGTCTCGAACCCAAGAGGCAGTATAGATGGGTTTTTTCATTCGGCGTCGCCACTGGTAACGAGGAAGGACATATTCCGAGTTACATTTGCCGCAAGGTAGATAAGCCGACATTCAACATTACAGAAACTGAGCATACCTTCTTAAACCATAAGTTCTATTATCCGGGCCGAGTGGAATGGCAAGAAGCTAGCGTCACCATTGTTGACCCTCTGGGGATTGATGCTGCGAATGCCCTTCAGAAAATTATAGAAAAAGCCGGCTACGTAAACCCCAGCAATTTAACCGTGAAAACGGCTAGCCCTGGAAAGGCTCCAGGTAACAAGCTCCAAACTATTTCAAAGTCCAACTTTGCTTCTGAAAACGGTGTCCTCGGTCAGGCATATATCCAACAGCTTGATGCTGCTGGGGTAATTAGAGAAACGTGGACGCTCAACAACGTGTGGATTAAGAGTATTGATTTTGGAAGCCTTGACTACACGTCTGATGACCTAGTAGAAATTACACTTCAGTTACGATACGACTGGGCTACACAGTCGCAAGGCAGCCCTACAAAATAAGAAGATCTATAAAGTTATTCTTAACAAAATTGAAGAGTGATTATATACTAAGATATATCACCAAGAAAAGGAACACATGTCTAGAAATAATGATGATCGTACCGGTGCTGCGCCCGCACCAGGCGCGATCCCACCCTCCGCGGTTACCCCCACTACCAGTGAATCGGTTTTTACATTTGCAACACCAACAGAATTCGTAGAACTCCCTTCTGGTGGGAGATTTTATGAGGAGGGTCACCCTCTTCATGCCCAGGAAACTGTTGAAATAAAATTCATGACAGCAAAGGAAGAGGATATCCTCACTTCCCCGGCCCTTTTAAAAAAGGGCGTTGCAATTCAAAGACTATTAGAGAACGTCGTGATCGACAAGAGCATTGACATTGATTCGCTGTTGATAGGCGACAAAAATGCACTTCTCATTGCCACTCGGGTTACTGGCTATGGAAATGAATATGTAACTGGGGTGACGTGCCCCTCCTGCTTGGATAGTTCAAGGCATGAGTTTGATTTGGGAGAGCTTCTTACACAGCCTGGAGGGATAACTCCTGAAAACAGTGAGTACGTGACTGCAGGACCTGAAGGGACATTCTTTATCACAGGGCTTCAAAGAACCCAGGCTAAAGTGGAAGTGCGTCTATTGAAAGGCGTTGATGAGAAAGCGTTGGTAAGCCGTGCTGCGAAGAGAAAGAAGCATAAGCTACAGTCATCGCCGCTCCTGGAGCAAATGACAAGTTTTATTGTATCGGTTAACGATAACCATGATCCTATGTATATTGCATCTTTTTTAGAGAACCTGCCTGCAACGGATTCACGTCACTTGAGGAATGCTTATAGTACTCTCATTCCCAATGTTGACATGAATCAAACATTTGAATGTGAACATTGCACAGCATCCACGGAAATGGAGGTTCCGCTCACCGCGGAGTTTTTTTGGCCTCGATACTAAATATATAAAAAACGTCTACGAAGAATTCTTCTTGATGAAATACCATGGAGGTTGGAGCTTCTTGGAAGCTTATAACCTTCCTGTCACAATACGTCGCTGGTTTTTGAAGAGACTCTCTGAGCAATTCGAAAAAGAACGAGACCAGATAGAAAAGTCAAAAAGAAAGGGCAGACAAAACAGATAAAGAAAGCCAGCTTGTAGAAGCTGGCTTTTTTATTTTTGAAAAAACTACTTACTGTGTAGTACTATATAGGGCACTAGATTTATGGATAAACTTGATGAAAACATAATCGGAGAGGATACTCCAACAGTAATCAATCTCAACAATAAGATGCTGACAGAAGAAGATTGGCTTAGTTTCTCAGCGAATATGAAATATATTATGGGAAGATTATTTGGGGGTCCTTACCGATCCGGCTCCTCTGTTCCATTGAAAGTACGCGGAACTGAACAGCAAGTAGGGGCTTTCTTGGCTGCATTACAAAGAGAAAAAAAGTATCTTGAGAAGTATGTACAGTATGGTCTAGATAACCCTATGACTTATAAAAGCAAGTACGAACTAAACAATGCTGTCACCAGCTTCGAAAGAGAAACAGGAATTACGTGGCCATTTAAATAATATATGACCCTTTATTTACTATTAAATCTTGCATTAATAATCCTTGCAGCCGGAGTCATTCCGGTTTTTGCGTCGGCCGAGGGCGATCCGCCAGATCCCGGAGCACAAAAAAGTGCCAGTGAGAAAGAACGTCAACAACGTAAAGAGGCACTAGAAGAACAAAAATTACTTGATGTACTGCTCGACGAGAGCCTCGACAAACTTCGGCAAACGGTCCAAGAGCGGGTTAAGATTAACGAACTGCTGGACGTTACCAAAACTACGAGCGAAAAACGTCTTGGGCTTTTACAGCAAGAATTAGGTACGCTTAGGAACGTTTTAAAAGAAGCCACCCGCGCCGTCGGTGCCGAAGATGAGAGGGTCAAAGCTCTTCAATCCCAAGTTGAACTACTTACCAAGCAAGAAAAAGCCTTAGTTGCTTCAACCAATGCTGCCAACAGGTTTGGTGAGTCTTTTGACAAATTACTAGGATTATCCGATAGCTGGAACAACTCCATGGTCGGAGGTCTCCTTGAAGCCTTCGATGCAGGCCGTGGATTTGAAGGCGTGATGAAGGACATCGGTAAAAAGATGGCCAAGCAGATGGCGCCTCTTCGTCTCATGGGCAACCTTTTAACAAAGGTACAGGATGCAACGACTAAGCTAGCTTTTGCGCAAGACAAAGCAATCGCAGAAGTCAACAAGAGCACGCAAGCATATGGTCAGTATGATGATCAGATAATCGAGGTTAACATAGCTCACCGTACAATGGGTCTAGGGCTAGAGCGCGTTCAAGCAGCCTTTACGGCACTGAACAACACGATGACCACATTTGATCTGCTCTCGGAAGAGACTCAGAAGCAAATTGCAACCACTTCTGGGTACCTGCAGACCCTAGGCGCTGATGCTGGCGTCGCAGCCGAAACCATGCGGATGGCAACCAGCAACCTCGGCATGGCCGCTCCTGCCGCCGACACACTGCGGAAAGAGATAGCAGGACTAGCTGGAGATCTCAACATAGATCTCAACAAAGCACTGGGTGACTTCAATGCAAACGCTCCATTCTTGGCGCAATACGGTGATGATGCAACGAAAGCATTTAAGGAACTAGCAATCGCCTCAGACAATCTGCAGATAGGTATGTCACGACTGGTTGCAATTGTCGATAAATTCTCCACATTTGAAGGGGCTGTCAATACTGCCGGCAAACTTAACGCCGCTTTGGGTGGGGACTTTGTTAACTCCATTGAACTCATGACCGCCTCTCTAGAAGGGAAGCCAGTCGATGCTCTGCGCGCCCTTAAGGAGGGAATCGAGGCAGGGGGCGTCAGTTTCGACGAGATGTCTGGAGCACAAAGGCGGTTTATAGCTAATTCTGCTGGACTGGCCAGTGTCGGCGAATTGGCTGCTTTACTTTCTGGAGATCTGGAGAAACAACAACGGGCGACTGATCGCAATGCGCTCTCACAAGAAGAGTTAATAAAACGAACCATAGCTGTACGTGACGTAACCGCCATGTGGAAGGACATTCTTGAATCATTGGCGATCTCTATGCGCCCTGTTATGGCGTTCCTCAAGGAGTTCGTAGGTGGGATAGGGACTGTTATACAGGGTCTTGATGAGTTTTTTGCGCGCGTCGGCGGGTTTGGGAATTTTGTTATGCCTGTTATTATGACCCTTATCTTCGCCACAAAGGTGCTAAAGCCGGCCATACTTGGCGTCCTCGCTTTGGGCAAAGGCATCGCCGCCCTCGCAGGCGTCGCCGCCGCGGCAGCCCCCGCCGTCGCCCCCATCGCAGGGACTTTCGCAGCACTGGTCCCAGCCTTGGTGCTCGCCGGTAAAGTATTTTTGGTGTTTGCTGGCATCGCCGGAATCGCCGCCTTGGCAGTGGCAGGGCTCGCATATGGTATCGCATCGCTCGCTGATTCTTTTGAGAAAATCGACAAGGTAGGAGAACTTACAGCACTGTCCAGCCTTGGCACATATGCTACCGATCTTACCGCCTTCGCCACTGCCGCCTGGGCTGCAGAGGGTAACATTACGGACCTCGCCACTGCCATGGGGGAACTTGGCGATCTGTCCTCTCAGTTTGGGGACACGGTACAAGCAGTCGTACAACTAGAAGCAAACGCAGCAGGACTACCGGTAACCAGGCAGCTTGTGGAACAGGTATACGCTTATAAAGAGGCAGAACAGCAGTCGTTTGCTGACACCGTGGCCTTCACCGCTCAAACAGTGATGGCTCCACCCGCCAACCAATCAGTTGAGCCGAGATCAAAAAAGCCGCCCGTTGTAAGGGTTGCCAACTTCCCTGAGAAGCTTATTTTAACCATGGCAGATGGCGTAAAGTTCAAGACTTATATTCAGAATGTCGTAAAAGCAGAGATAGGACAATAATGGAGGGACGTGAACTTGAGCGGTAAAGGCAAAGATGCTCTCAGTACTGGATACTTCGATTCAGGGGATGTAACGGACGCCCTCGCGGGACCTGGACAACAACGTATTACGTTGACACACATTCCCACAAATACTCAGGTCTCTTTCAAAGCATTTCTAACTGAGTTCAGTGATTCGTATAGTTCTAATTGGAATAAGACAGAGGTGTATGGTAGAATGGATCCCATTGTTACTTTTCAAGGGACTGAGAGGGTGATATCATTAGGATGGGATGTCGTGGCTTTTAATGCGTACGAGGCGTATAAAAACATGAAGAATGTTTCGATGCTTTTACGCATGCTGTATCCAGTTTATGAAAAGTCTTCTGGCAAGACTCACGTCATGACGGCAGCCCCGCTTTTTAAGCTAAAGTTCATGAACTTGATCCAACAAACAGGAACTGGAATGAGTGGTGACGGTCTTATTGGAAGCGTTTCAGGGTTCACTTATAATCCTGATATTAATGCAGGGTTTTTTAACGACGATGATGGTAGCATTATGAAAAATGCGGCAAAGGTAGATCCAGGCACTAATGCTTTGGTTGTTGTGAGGAAAGTCTTTGAGGCTGGCGCATTACTTCCCCAGTCAATTAACTTGTCTTGCACTTACACGGTCATGCACACTCACGCTCTTGGGTGGTCACAGAAGGATAGTAAGCTTGACAGAGCCAACAAGAAGTTCCCTTACAATACTTATGTAGCTTCGGATCCGGAGGCCGGGGCAACCCCATCAGTCGACGATTCGAAAGACCCCGATATCAAGCCCGGGCCCGGGTCCGCCGCCGCGGGCATGCTGGGTGGAGATGGTGATTTCAAGCCCCATGGGTCAACATAATAAGGTAAATTATGGCATATAGATATACCAACAGAACCATCCTGATTAACAAAGACCAATCCTACAGGAAGATCATGAAGGATCGAGGAGTCAAACAGATCAGGCAATACAATACGGCTCGATTCCGCTATCCCACAGTAGAAGAGATCAACCAACTAGAGTCCGTTTCTCATGTCTGGAAATCCGGCGACAGATATTACAAACTGGCATACGAACACTATGCTAACGCTTCGCTTTGGTGGCTCATCGCCTGGTACAATAAGAAACCGATCGAGGGTGATTTAAAATTGGGTGATGTAGTCTACATTCCAATGCCCATAAACCTAGCGCTAAGCTTTTTTGAGGATTAACCCAAGAAGATGGCTGAAGATTCAACATACAACGATCGTCAAACAGGCTTAGTCGTTGATCATTATAAACAAGGCGCCGCCCTGATCGAGGAAGTCCTAATGGTGCAAAGAGAAGAAGCATGGGACGACACCGGCACCGACGTAGGCTTCGCTGCCGCCCAGACAGGTCTTACTCGAAGCATGTTTCGGTCTCGTGTGGAGGATAACCCCGACGTCCGGTATGAAACGTTTCTGATTCAGCCCGATACCGCAGCCCCGCCATGGGGAGCATACATGGATCCTCTTAGTCAAGAACAAATAGCATCTGACAATCTCCAATTGGCTTTGTTGACTAATATTGGTAACGCTTATGAGAGGTTTGAGCACGAATTAAATGCAGGCACCATCGTTGGTCAGGGTACGAGCCGCACCGTGCGCAGCGCCCACGTCATGCGCACCCGCGCGGGCACAACCCGCGTCCAGCGCGACGCCGTCCTCGCTTACGGTCTTCCGGGGATCTCCGACGACGGCAAGATAGATCTTACGGACAAAGTTAAGAATTGGATCATAGAAGGGAGAGTCATCAGGGGCCTGCTAGAAAACCCCCAAGCTGTCCGTATCCAGACTGAGATACAAGAAACCGGCCGAAGTGCCACTCCTTTAACAGCATTCGGACACGACCCCCATTCTCCCGGCGGCGTCGCCGCCGACATCGCCGCCCTCGCAGGAGACGATCCCACCGGCGAGGCCGCCTTTGAAGATTTTGAAAAAGTAACAGAAGATTCTAATGCTTTCATAAACACTGAGCAACAGTTTTTGATTAAGAACCTCGGGAGCTTTGCAGTACACAACCAAGGTATCGGCGGTGCCAGGAACTACATAAATATATTCGGAGATCCACAGGACACAGTTACAAAGTTTGTTAGCAAACCAAATGTTGAACCTCTTCTTCGGATCCGTCCTGACCAGTATGCCCTTATCGTACCCAAGATGAAGCTCTACAAAGTGCTTGATAATCCAAAGGGTGACGAGAAGAAGGAAAAGGAATTTCTTTTTAAGACTTTTACGGACCGTGACGTCATTAAGAAGATGATGGACAAGTCCCTCGGCCGAGGCGACGCTGCAGGCATTACAAATGTCACCATAGAATATGAGGGCACTAACCTGTTCGCCTCGCGCCGAGAGCTAGCTGTCAGCATACGTTTACATTTTCAAAGTTTTGATAATTTGTTTGATGCAAAGACTTTGAGCAACATTCAGAATACCGGGACACCTTCTTCATCTGACCCGAGGGAACCCCCCTCCTATGCAGATTTAATTTGGAGAACTACAAAGACAACCAAAAGTAAAGAAGGAGAAAAACAAGGGAATCCTAGTCACTTTAGGATCAAGCTTGTCGTAGGGTGGTCAGTCCCACCAAAGACAGCTACTGATCTTATTGACGAAAAACTCCGTACTGCTATTGAGGAGACATCCAAAGCGATCTATCTAAACATGGTTGATCACGATTTCTCTTTTAACCAGGACGGCACAGTTGATCTGCAGATTAAATATCGAGGGTATATCGAAGAAGCGCTCCGCGGCTCTAAGTCCGACATACTTCTTGATACCAACTTGGCACAGAAGCTGAAAAAGATTGATGAAACCCTCACTGAGCTAGAAGATAAAGAGGTAGCCGCCGGCGACCCCGCCGAAAAGAATGCAAAACAGATTCAACAGCTTCAGGATCGGCGAGAAGAAATTGTAGTATCTTCAAAAACAGAGAGATATAGTAGAATATTGAGGCGCATGCTGGAAGCCCGCAGTCTTTACTTTGTTGACTGTCTTTGGTGGGACATAAAGGGGGTACGCAAGACGAGCAAAATTTCCCATCATAAGGATGCAACTTATATAAACTCCAAGACGAGTGTTCACAATAAATTGCTGGACGCGGTCGACCACGCCAGCGCGGAGGATCTGAGCAAAGAGATAGCCAAAATTGGCGACAGCAATGCTCCATGGTATAGCAGCGCCGACTTTGACAAAGACTGTGCAAGCTATCGCTTGCGTTATTTTTACTTTGGTGATCTCCTAGAACTTGTGTTGGAGATGGTAAAAGAAAATCAGTCTTCTGAGTTCAAAAACATACAGTTTCTCTCTGCTTCTTTCGTCCACCGCCATGGATTCGGGAAAAAGGAACTGGTCCCCTTAGCAAGCATTCCCATTTCCATGAACTTCTTCTCAGATTGGATGATAAAGCACGTAATTGCACGTCAACGTTCTGTATACTTTTTATTAAAATTTATAAAAGACTTTATTGAGGAAGCACTGATTAAGCCACTGAATACCAATCTAAAATCTAAGGACATGGGGGACAAGAACTACGCAACTCAGCTTAGTTACAAGACGTTTTCTCTTCCACGCCTTTCGGAGGACGCCGACCCCTTACGATCCTCTTCTGACCGCCCCGGGGCCGCATCCTCCGAGGTACAAGCGTTGACGCAAGCACAGTTGACAAAGGCACTCTGGCCCAACGGTTCCGATGGACCCACTGCCATGGCTCGACATGTTGACGTCCCTCTTAAGCACGGCTCTGTGCACTATGTTTTGATCTATCCCTACACTTATGATCTCACTCCCCGCACAGGCAATTATAAGAAAGACTTTGATGATGGGATTTATCACTTAGGAATAGGGCACAACTCTGGGATCGTCAAGGAAATCAAATTTGACAAGCAGCTAATTCCAGGGCAGGCAGAGGCACAGTTCACCGCACATGACCGTGCGATAGGACAAATGAGAAGGCATTATAATGCTTCGGTAACGACTGTAGGCAACACCCTCTTCGCCCCGGGACAACCCATCTATCTTGATCCTCTTATCCCAGGACTTGGATCGCCCTCTAGAAAGGGCAGTGTGTTAAGATTCTTCGGCTTGGGAGGTTATTATGTGGTTCAAAAGGTCGCACTTGAATTAAGTTCGGATGACTTTATCACAACCCTTACGTGTATGTGGGAGGCCGCCGGAGATGGGTCTGGGAAAGCGAAGCGATTCGGTGGAAACCGTGCCGGCGCCGTGAGGGGAATGTAGACAATGCCATTCGCAACAAACAGTGGAGATTCTCGTAGACTATACGAGTTGCGGAGAATCTATAGTCAAACCTACACCACCAAGATCCCAGAGTTAATAGACTTTCGTAATAAACGATATTATTATGGTAGAGTGGACCTGGATTTCGACCCAATAATTCCACGTCTATCACAGTTCAAATCCATACAACAAGATGGACCGCCAGCCCAAGCTTTCAACTTCGTAGTCGACGCGTATGAAGACATGAAGCGTTATATTAATAGACACATAAAGAGGGGCGGATTAGGGGACAACTATCAAAGCTCTTTCGTCGGTGACATGACAGTTAAGAGAGGGTGGGTCAATTTAAATACCGAATATGATGATTATATAAGGGTGACAAATCAAGTATATCAGACTTCGTATCTTCCCACAGACGATAACGCGAGCAAGATCACGGGAGTTGACAAATACATTGAGGAATTTGTAAAGTTTTATGTTTCCGTGGGTTATGTATATCCTCTCACCAAATCTAACTTCATTCTAAGTGGACTTGTTTCACCAAACTCTAGTGGATTGTGTTTGGAGATAGCACAAAAAGATCATTCGGACGATCAGGTGAAGGTGGATGAATTTTATAAGAGCGCTTATTTTCCTTTCTATGTAAAGACGGCCAGAAAGTACGGGTTCGTGATAGATAAGAATGCACCCTGGCGCCTGGTGGCGAACTTGTCGTCACCCTTAATGATGAAATATATGGCAAGATATGGAATATTGACCAGTCCCACCAGAGAATTCTTTACCAAGTATTATATCAAAGCTTATTCCTATGACGTGGAGATTCTCAAGAGGCAATTGATTCATTATTATAATGATTATGCCGAGCGAGTGCCTGAGACACACTTTAGCAAAGTGGACGCGTCTGAATTCAAGATGTTTGAGTCCGCCCGAACTAGAAAGATGGTGGTAACCAGGCTGCCGGCTTATTACATTCCTCAGGAACATCAAGCTTTGAGACTCAATCAGGGTAAGACCAGTCTATCTTTCCGAGATGATTTTTGGGTGGACAAATATTATATGATGAACCTTATCGAATCAGATATTGAAAAGACCACTCGGGTAAAAGAGCAGGAGTTAATAAAAATATTTACAATCAAAAATACTCTTGACATGGACGCCACAATGCGTTATATTAAAGATATCACAAAGACAACTCACAGAAAGTATCCTGGCGCCCCACCACCCCTGCCTGGGCTTAACCCACCGTACCATATTGTGCAACGGGCCCCGACGCCACCTCCACCCAAACCGGAACAGGAAGGTATAGATCAAGGACCGCGTAAGTGGAAGCTGGCGCCCGCTCAAAAGGGGCTAGCCCCGATCCTCATCCCCAATGATCCAGAGTAAGATTGCGACAGTATAAATGCTAGCTGGTGTTTTCCAAAAGTTTGGTGACATCTACTATTCAGAAGGTGAGTTCTACGAAGAACCACAGCCCTCGTTTACGAGGACGTGGTCCAATGGCTCCTCCCTTCCAGACGTTAGCAGCGCTCAGTTATATGCTGGAGGCAAGTCGATGCTTGAGTGTGCTCCAGAAGCGCACAAGGAAACAATTGAGGAGCATTCCTCTAAACTGAAGGCGCACATGAGAGCACTTCAAATAGCTAAGGTCGATATCTCAGAGCGCCCCGTACGGGAGGTATTCCCAGAAATTTTTCTTAAAGAATTTTTGAGATTACAAAACATCATTACGGAACACGTCTTTTCTACCTACAAAAAGCCCTCTAACTATGACTTTTTAGAGGGGCTCTATTTCTTAATCAATAAAGTTAAGAAACAGCGGTTGAACGTTGATGTAAACGCTCTTAAAAAAGAACTTCATGCAAGACCTGCTCGTGAGTTCTGGAAGATGGTGCAAAAGACAAGCCATAATGTTTCTTATGATATGTTTAAGACCAAGACGGGCCGCCTGACCACGTGTCGAGGGGGTTTCCCCATTATGACAATGGCTAAGAAGTACCGAGGCATTCTCAAGCCTCAGAACGACTGCTTCGTGGAGCTAGACTACAACGCGGCTGAACTGAGGGTGTTTCTGGCACTTAGTGGGAAAGAGCAACCCGATCAGGATCTGCATGAGTGGAATGGTAAGAACGTTTATCGAGGACTTCAAAATAGAGAGGAGTCAAAGAAGAGAATCTTTGCGTGGCTCTATAACCCTCAATCAAAAGATTATCTTTCACAAAAATTTTATAAGAAACGTTTCGTTGTTGACTCACACTATAAAAATGGGGTGGTATCAACACCATTTGGGAGGGAGATCCCCGCCGACGACTTTCACGCCCTCAACTACTTGATTCAGAGCACGGCTAACGACGTCACGATGTCAGCAGCTATTGAAGTCGATAAATATCTCTCAGAGAACTGTGAAAAGAGCTTTATATCCTTCATGATCCATGATAGTCTAGTGTTAGACGTAACGAAAGAAGAACTTAAAT